AAGTTATTGAACTCTCCCTGTGTGGCAAATCCTGGTTTGTTTACAGAAACACCAATTGCATCGGCCATTCCACGAGCACCGGTTCCTTGAAATGTTGCAGATACTTGTCCAAACTTTGTTCCCCCACGCATAGTTTTATTCTTTTTTCCTCCCTTACGCTTACGGCCCCGTCCATATTGAGCATTATTGCCCCGACTGGATATAGATGCGTCTCCTAACTCTGACTCACGAGTCCAGTTAGGAGCCCCGGTACCAACAGCACCATTGAAAGAGTAATATCCTCCCTTCTTGACTTTGACTCTACGTGTTCGTTTAGCAGAACGTCTTTTAGTAGGCATTTACTTCTACTTCGGGAATCTTTTCAGCAATATCCCAGAACTCTTCATCAAATTTAATACATCTACAGCTGAACGTTGAACCTTTTGAACGTAGAAATATTGAAGTTTTAATGTCTGGTACACGAAGAAATCCCTTATCTTTTACTTCATAGCAGTCTGGCATTGCCAGTGCAATAACATTGACAATTTCTGTATCGTCTTTTTCTACAAAATAACCAGGCTTTCCCGGAATATCCGGATGCTCTTCGTAACCTCTAATTGTAATATCTCCTAAGTCTTTTTTGTGAATTAAATCAATCGTAAGACCTTCTACGTATGTAGTGAATCTACTTAGAAGTTTATATAGCCATTCGTATCTTTGCTCGAATGTAGAGCAGGCAAAGACACAATTTGAATTATACATCCAGATATCAGATACTACAAAATCAAGCGGTCCAATCTTTTCAACTTTTAGAAATGTATCTCCACAAATACGCTCATCAATGATACATGGCATTTTTTTACATTCATTTGCATTAATCCATAAACATACTGGATTTTTACTTTCATAAGTAAATACTATCCATCCAGGTTGTCCAGTTGTTTGTGGAACTCTAAATGTTTTAAGTTCCCTCGGGACGGGTTTCTTGTAGACCAGCCGGTAACTCGGGGTCCATTCGTAATGACGTTGTAGCTGGCTTACGAGACTCATATTCCGGTAATTGTACTTCCGGTGCTTTTTGTGTTAAAACAGGTCCGTTTTGCGGAGGAAATATAGGCTCTGGCTTTAAAGGCTGCTCGCGGTATACAGGTACATCGCGGTATATAACTTTCGCTTCTGGAGGATAGAGCATACGTGTTACTAGAAATGTTGTTACCTGTAGAAAAGCCATAACAAGAATAGTTGCTAATGCGACATATAGTATGTCTTGGATTACCATTTATTTAAACAACGATTTCCATATAGTATACAAATACGCAATGGAACCTCTGCCGCCCAGCCCTATTAAGCTTGTTGATACTGATGTAGATTCGGTAGAAAAGGTACCGATTTGTAATTTGGAAAAGGTCGAGGTGGAAGTATCTAATATCTCCGAAGAAGTGTTTAGAGTTGTGAAAGATTTATCGGAGGTGTCCAAAGAAGTTAGTGAAAAAGTCTCTGGAGTTGTCGAAGAGGTTAGTGAAAAAGTCTCTGGAGTTGTCGAAGAGGTTAGTGAAAAAGTCTCTGAAGTTGTCGAAGAGGTATCCGACATTGCTGAAGATATTGGAGAAAAGGTCTCCAAGGTCACTGACGAACTATCTAGAGTCGTCGAGGAAGTAAAAGCTTCTTCGTGTTGGGCAACTTCTTGGTCTTTACTGTGGAGTAGATTTCGCAGTCTTCCTGCCAAGACAAAGGTTCTTTCGAAAGAACCACCCGTTGAATAGTTTCAATAAACTCCGGCATTGCAATCACACCATCCCAATCTTCTCGGAAGTATTTGTTTTCTGTAAATCGTTGGCGCATTTTTAATTCGGGGATATAACACCATCCATCATTTCCCCAAATTAGAATTGTATTTTTAGCATTTTTAGCTAAAGTCGAAGTGGAGCGTTCGTAGTCCATGAGTTGTTACGCTGCTTGCCACTAAGCCCATTGCTTGACGCAGTGGTAAACAGCTCTTAATGACTTCAGTTAGTATAAGAACATCATATAGTGATCCATGAAGTTGAGTCTCATCCGGCATCTTTCCAAAAGCAAAGAAATAGAGCTCCTTCAGCTTAGGTGACTTGAATTTTCCATAGTTTCCGGGAAGCTTACAAATATTACGAGATATGTTCATCGTGCAGAATGTTTGAGGAAATAACCTTGGTTGTTGGGTTAGGTCCCAAAGAACAGCATTGATAACAACATTCATGTCAAAGTCAATATTATGTGCTACAATGCCATCATATGTCTCATTCTGAAACTTTTGCATAACATCTGATAGAGATTCTCCATGTGTTTTTGCATATTCATTTGTAATTCCATGAATTGCTATTGAGTCGGACGGAATTGTCCAGTTTAATGGTGTAATAATGTGATTTTCTTGCTTTTCAATAGTGTTTGTATTACTGTTGAGAATCACCCACGAAATGGACACTATGTGTGGCCAGTTGTTGGGTCCGATTCTTGCTGAATCGCGTGATTTGGGTAGTCCTGTTGTTTCGGTATCAAAGATTAGAAGCTTCATTTCTCTGATTACGAATTATAGCAATTAAATCCGTTTTAACTAGGAAGTGTGGAGGTAATATGTTACTAATGCAAACACTGCAGAATGCACTAAAAGACCATATGTTGTTGGGCAACCGCCCTCGACAATCTTGAAGAATGCAGCAGAAGAAGGGACAAGTGACTCCACAACGGGGGCGACTACTCTGTCTACAAGTTTATACGTGTAAGGCGATGACACCACGAAGAAAAGAAGGCCAAGCATAAGCGCGTGCTTTAGTTTGGGAGATACGTTCATTTAAATTAAACTCACGAGAATGTTTTTTGGGTTTGAATAATTGCCTGAATCCATTGAGGAATATTTGATACTACGTCGTGGATTATACTTACATTATTTGGAACGCTGTAGTGAATATCTAGAGTAGTACTTTCGCATATAAACTGAATAGCTACAACAAGAAATGGTAATCTAGACTTTAGAGATGAGGACGACCATCGTAGACAGTGAATCTTAAAAAGCGCATCTATATACTGCGCCAGTAATCCCGATTGAGGAGACGACTTTGACGCGTCAAGAACGGCATCCCATATAAGCCATATTGCATTGTTATATGATTTAGCATCTATGTAGTCATTTGGTCGAGGACTGCATACAAGGTCGGCTTTGTTTTGCTTTTTGTATTGACTTGAATACTTGAGAATCCATGCCACCCAATATAAAGATTTGTTTATATCACGAGTTTCCGGTCTCATACAGTATACCAGTTCATTCAATGGAATATATAACTCTAGTGGGTCTCTCGGTTTTGCTAGGTGTCTTGCATAATTCGCAGACGGTGACTTTAAATTTTCAGTAAGTGTTTGTTGCTTAAAGTCATGCTCTGGTTTAATCTTTGGAATGACTGGTAGCTTATTTTTTCTACAGAGTGCCAATGAAGCAGCTACTTCGCATATAACAGTTCGAGCTTCCGAATTGTTTCGAATGTCTGTCATACGCATAATATCGTATTGAGTTTCATATAGTGAGAACTTCTCATACATTCGAACAAGATATAAAAATACATTAGGAGCTCCTCGGTTTATATGTCTTGCAGCCGACTCAAAAAATGTCTGCCATAGTGAATGTGTAAGACCGGAGCACATTAACTCGAGAGACCAATAGCACGAATAATCTGCATGACCTAATTTAATATTTTCATCCAAGACTTTATAGACATGACTTCTTAGATGACCTGAAAATGTAAACTTTTGAAAATCAACAACTGTACGACTATCGTATATATCCATTACTTTCTGGAGCGACGCGTCTTTTGACGTTTTGAACGTCTTGTTTTACGTCGTCCTCCAATGTGTTTTGCGACAAGTGCGCTCAATGAACGAGCGCCTTCTTCTGGCGTAATTTCTCCATCCTTCTCTTCATCTCTTAGCCCATTAATTGATAAAACTAAATTTTTTAGTGTAACTTTATCTACATCACGATTACTTTTGCCGTATTGATAATTAACTTTATTAAGAGCAACTTGATATTTATCCTCTACAACTGGTATAGGTGGATTTGAAGTTGGAGAAGTTTTAACGAATACAGGAACCTTTTTAGTATAATCTTTTAAGAAGTTCATTATATTTACTTTGTAAAATAACACAAATATTGGTATTCCTTTGAGCATCTTACTAAGTCTACATTTTCCACACTACGAAATCCGGAGCTTTTGAAAATGTCAATCATGCGCTCCTTCGAAGGCATATTCCAGTGATGCTTATTTTCACGATATTTATTTCCACCATTGTTAGATTTATCATAATATGCAAGTGTCTCTTCATATGTTGCATTATCATCATTCTTATCTTTCTTAAGCTTTCCTATGTATTTGAATTTATCAAAGAATACAGATGACTCTGTTTGGCGTTCAAACGCATACTTTTGTAAAGAAAATGCGGCAAATGGAGATGATATATTATGCATTGCATCATACTTATCTGGGTCAACAAGATGAACTATAAAGAATCCACCCGGTTGTAACCATTGATATGCATTGTCAGACACAATTTTTGGATTGGGAAAATCATAGATGGAAAAACCAGTTAAAATGCAATGTGTTACAGACTTAGGAGGAAGAAGATGAACCTGGGTTATATCACCTTTCTGAAACGTGGCATTCGGAGTATTTTCGCGAGCCTTTCTTAACATACTTTCAGACATATCAATTCCCTTATAGTCTACATTCAACCCCTTAAAAAATCCAGCAAGAGGACCTGTTCCACAGCACATATCTAAAACATGAACATTCTTTGTATTCCAGTCAGCCAACGCTACATCCTGCATAGATACTTGCTGATATCTCAACATGTCTACTGGGTTCCATAGAAGGTCATATATACTGGCATATACATCATCATATATCTCTGAAGGGTCTTCATATGTTACTGAACCCTCGTTTTCAAATCCTTCTCGACCTGAAAGCCAAAGTGTAATTCCATACATTAAAAATACGAGCACAGCGAGAAAAATATACGCTATATTCATTTGTTATTACGTTATACTTCCATCTATGCTAGGAGTACTTGCAAAGAAGTTTCTTATTCTATCAAACTTTGTATATCCAAGATAAAGACAACCAATCATAATACCAACAATAAGTATATCAATGATAATTGGAATATAACTAAAAGAAGCAGCTGGTGTATGAAATGAATTTAGTCTATCTAAAACATCAGCTTTATCCTTCTCCTCATTAATCTGCTTTTGCAAAAATGTATTGCTTTCTTTGTCTCCTGCTTCCTGAGCTTTTAGATTATTTGCCAGACTCATAAAAGCTTTCTGTGATTGTGTTTCTCCCTTCAGCGCAGTGTATGTTGAATTATATGAACTTAAAATTGGTTGAACCTCTTCTCTTGCAATTCTATCTTTTTCTGATGTAAGCCAGCCTTGGCCATTCAGAAGAGTATAATACGCAATACGTGCAGATTCGTAACCTTGTGGATTCTGGTCTTGATTTTCTGTTGCAGTATCAAGAGCTGATTTAAGGAGTGCTAGATTCTTAGCTTTTTGACAATCCATATCACATGGTGGAGGTGGTGGAGGTAATGGTGGAGGCGGTGGTGGAGCCGGAGGAGCCGGAGGAGCCGGAGCAGACGGTTGATTACCCATTACTTATAACTACTTGAAAAGTTCCCAGTTATTGACAATCCTACTCCAATAGTTAAAATTGCAAACACATGTGTTATGCTTCCTAGGAGTGAGTAAGAAAGCATATATAGAAGCACTACTGCACACAGTGTTATAATAAGACCAACAAGTACTGGTTGTACATCATTAAATTCATCTAGCTTTTTTTGAGTGTCTCTAATGTTATCCTGAAGAGTGCCGCTTTGTGCATTGGCTTTTTTTGCTGTACTTGAATCAATATTAAAGATTTTCTTAAAAAAAGCAATAATATCTGTTACTTGTTTATTTACTACCATTACATCAGTCTGACGTGCGTATTTGGTTTCTACCTCATCTGCAATCTTATCGCGTCTTCTATCAAGAGGAGTAATGCTATTCATTAGTGTTGAATAATCTGGTTTCTCTACCCGAGTAAAAATATTTCCAGTGCTACCAGGAGTTGCAGTGGTCATCCACAATGAATTTGAATTTTGGTCTATGGACAAATAAGTCGGATCTAATCCATTCGTATAAAGAGATGATACTTTGTCCTTAAATGAAAATGCAGACTGGTTTGAATCAATTCCATATAGGGTACCATCAGAACCCTTTCCATAAATAGTTCCCTTCACATCACCAATTGGCTGCCAAGATGAAATATTTTCATCTGTCTGCATGGCATTACCCGCAGTATCTATACCGTAGACCGTTGAGTCTGTAGATGATGTAATTTTTATTGAAGTTTCACTTGATGCCTGCCAGTTTGGCATACTGCATGGCTTAGGACACTTTAACTTTTTATTCATAGCATCCTGTGCCCAAATGTATGTATGCGTTGAAAAAATTGATGTTGCTGAGGATGGTACTGTAACTACAGTCTTTACACCTTGACTAGCTGCATCACTTACTAGAAGTTGAGTATCTGAATTTGCTGTAAATAGAATATACACGTTCGACTCGTCTGTTGTTAGGTCTAATATTGAATTAACATTATATGCAGATAAATCAACCTCCTTCCAATTTCCTGTGCATGGAAGAGAGCAGATGTACACACTGTTTCCGGAATTGAATCCCCAGCTGAACCCGGATGTAGAGGATGCCTTCACCAAACTTCCTGGCACATTTAACCAATTTGAAACCGATGATAGTTGTGTAGATACAATACTATCAATGGCATTTGTTGATGTTTCATATTCTGACTGAAACGTTGACATGTTATTCTTTTCAATTAAAAGATTCCTGTGTTATTTTTTATCCATATAACCTCTCTTACTCCATTATCCTTCCCCTTTGTAAGATGGTGCTCAGAAATTAGCGGTTTTAATAACTGTGGAAAGGGAGGGCTAATAGAAAGAAATGTATTATCACCTGTCTTCTGTACTTGTCCTGCTAGAACTGCCTGTCTACGAATGTATGCAGTGCGAAATGATGAGTCCCCGTAATAGGAACCTTTTACATTAGCTCCACGAATGATAGTTGACATTTATTTAGTACCAACAAAAGTAATGGACGTCCGGAAGTTTCAGGATTCGCGAAAAGAAAAACTTGATGCGTTTAAGAAACAATATAGTTTTTTAAAGAGCGAATATTCTCGAGAACTTGCAGGAGCAATTAACGAAAGCGATTCGGCACAACAACAAACTCTAACAACTAGAGTTCAGCAAATTAACGCGGAATTAGTTAGTCAATTACATGAAATTATTAATAGTCTTAATAAGGGTGAGCCTGAATTTGATGCAAAGGAGTTAGATGAATTAACAGCAGACCTTATTCAGTATCAAAAAGACTATGCAGAAATAGAGAAGACAAAGGATAGAGTAGCGACTCTAAAAATTATTCATTCGGGTAGCAAAAATAAGTTACAAACGGCTCAATACATATATTATATATACATAGCAATTCTGATTCTATTAGTATTTTACGTTGCATATCTTGCCGTAAAGAATGCTATTTTTATCGTAGTTATTGGCATGTTAGCTATTTACGCAATATATCTTCTTTATACAAATTCTTCTATACTAATGAAAGACCTAACATAATACTACCAACAATACCTAGTAAAACATATTGATTTGTTGATATTGAAATTGATGGTTGACTATTACGAATCTCGGATGCGACTATCTCGTCTCGTTGCGTGAGAATACCTCTTTGTAATTTACGATTTGTTGACTGAAG